GGAACACCATAACCGCCAAGATGAACAGGAAGATACCAGTTAGGACGAATACGCCCAGTCCAGTCTTCCTTCCAACGGCCCATCGCCGCAGGAACAGCACAGCGAGTCCACGGACAACGTTCAACCATCCGACCGAGGTCTGGACCGATTTGAACAGGAGTAGCCGTCGACTCGCCGCCTTTGACAGAGGAACCCTTAACTAACAAAAGGTTGAGATAGCCAAATCTCTCCATCCGTCTCGAAACTCGTCGAAACGTCTGGGAGTTGATCATACAACAATCCTTGGATAAGTAGTTCTTGCCTTGGGAAATCTTAAACCCTGCCTCTTTCGACACATTCAAGAAGATATCGTAAAAGGTTCTTCCACACTTAAAAAGCATGTCATCACCATTTACGAGAACGTTTTTCAACATTCTTTGTCTCTTCTCGAAACTGACGTAGATCGAGGCACAGTAACGATTTACTGTTTCGTAATACACCGCGAGGTTGATAACGCAAAGAAGAGGAAAGCTCAAGGGATGACCCATGAGCTGACCGTTCAAGGTCACAACACTTCTTCCATCCGGATATTTCGCGCGACCAGGAGCCAACGAAACGAGACCCATCTCGTACAGAAAACATCCCTTAAGGCTTTCAAAGGCCGAGAGAGTTGCATCTTTATTGAGAAGGTCCGTTGCGGCTTCATAGTCAACAGAACACCAAAATGGCTGATCCGACATTTCCGAATCGATCTGCCTCACGCGTGGGGTTAAATCCTCATCGCGCATGGTAGACGCTCGATTCGCCTTCCAGCAGTCTAACATAAGACCCTGTAAAGGCTGTAGACAAGTATAGAGATGACCATCTCCCTTGGTGATGATGCGAAACTTCCCAGGTTCTGGGATTGCTTTCACCATCACATCAAGAGCCGGGCTAAGCCCTGATTGATTAATCATCAGTTTACCAAAAGCCTTGAAATAGGCAGCGTTAAATTCAATTTGACGCCATTCATTCAAAGTTGCTGATAAAACCGGCAATTTACCAATGATATTACTATCACCACCTTGTGGCATTCTGAATCTCTTGAACAAACTTAACGCCCCGCCTTTACGGCGAGAGGCTTGTAAGCAAGCAGATCCAGATGGCATGAACTTCGTTCCTGAACGTGAGTCCACCATTCTTCTGAACACCTCCGAAGACACCTTTTTAACAGTGTTTCGCAGCGAGTCCGGAATAGTAGGCGTGTTCTCACTCAGACGCTGGGCATGTTTAGCGTACGCTTGATCCTCCCGAATCTTTCCCAATTTCGGCCAGGCCCTTTTGGAGCCTTTCTGAAGAGAATAGATAAAGGAGACATCACGTTTCGCGACACGTCTAGCGACGAATCTTCTACACCAGCCACTGAAAAGCGGTCGACGATTCCACGAATCCTTAACAGGATATTGGGTATCGCCGAACACTTGACAGAGATGATAATCGAGCCAGTACTTCATATAAGTCTGCTCTCGGTCATCCTCACTCGTCACCTCGATAATCCGTTTAGCGGTTTCCCGCATAGAACGAACAAATCGATGGAACTCTTTATCGCTGAACCAAGGCGTCTTGA